CCATAATAAGTAGTTGCACATACTGCTCCACTAAATGTTGCAGATGTTCCTACTAATTGTCCAGTTAAAGTTCCACCAGCTAATGGAAGATGATTTGCTATACTTGCAGCTAAAGCAGCAGATACAGCAGCTAATTGAGAAGATGTAGCAACTGAACTTGGAATAGAAACTGCGATACCAGTTAAATGACTACCATCACCGTAATAAGCAGTAGCACAAACATTACCAGTTACAGTAATATTTGTACCATTTAAATTTCCTGTTAATGTTCCACCAGTAAGAGGAAGATAATTTTCAAGATCAGCAGATGTCGCAATACTTGCAGCTACAGTAAATGTAGGATTACCTTCCGTACCCGTTGCATTGGTAATAGTAATACCATTTCCACCAGTAAGAGTACGTCCATATACTTGACCACCACTTACAGCAACAATACCGTTTGCACCTGTAAGATCAGCTACAGCATTTAGAACTGAAGCAGTTGCAGTAAGTGTAGAACCATTTAATTGAATAGTTCCCGTAAGATTAACTGCTGAATTGCTTAATTGAAGTGGAGATGCTACACCATTACCATCTTTAACATTTCTAAGAGTGGCTGTTAAACCATCATTAGAATTGTCCATCTGGAGCAAATCTTTATAAGTATCTGCAATTTTCTGACCAGTTAATGTAGCCATTTATACTGTGTTCCAATAATTATTTTCATTTTCCCAATTATTCTGGTCATCTTCCCAATTTATATTTCTACCAAAATTAGTTGGTGGTCTTGGGTCTTTTAAAAATTCGCTATCTCTTACATTTGGTGTTTTATTTTGCCAATGATTTTTAAAATCATAAGATCCATCCCAATCATTAGCACATACCAACATACCATAACTATTTTTTTTAAGCTGGCTATGCTTAAATCTAAAACCACAAATATCACAGATTGCATATGGATTTTTAGAAGTAGCCATTTATGGATAAACCGGAGGTAGCCAATCAGTGGTAGTTACAGTTACGTAAGTATCTCCTAAATCTGGCCGTGGATCTTTAATTGTTTCGTCATCCTTAACATCTGCAACTTTATTTTGAGGATGATTTTTTAAATCAAACATTCCATCCCAATCACGGGGACAAACACGTAAACCATAACTATTCTTTTTTAAATTTTTTAATGGATATTCAAAACCACAAATATCACATTCACCAATCGCGTATCTTTCAGTAGCCATAATTTTTATACCCTATTTAATTTAGGCACAATCCTGATACTTGACCTTTCTCTATCTTCATCCATTGCACGGGCAAGACGTTCTTCATACTCAGATTTTAAAAACATAACTCTTTGTTCTGTAATACCGGGACGTTTAACAGACATAAAATAAGCTAGTCCTGCCGGAAGGCAAGGAAGAAATCTACGTGAAATATCTGCAATTTGAACAGCGGATTTATTTACATCCTGTAAATAACGAACTTGTTCAAGCTTTACTGTATAGTTTGTAGAATCTGGAATAGGCCAGATATAAAGAGTTGGATTAGTCCTACCACGACGAATTGCATATTGTGTAGGACGGCCTGTCTGGCTTTTACGAGGAATCTTAAGATATTCTTCCATACTAATACGATCAAGCTGAATATCTGTATCACTAACATTAACTACAGCTTCAAGAACATCAATAGTACTTGAGGTTAATTCATAAGCTGTTACACTTGTAGATACAGTAACTGTAGTTGTATTAGCCGACCATAGAAGCACACCGCGATTTTGCCAATCTTGTAGCAGCAGATTAATTGAACGACGAGCAGACGCAGGATCATGTCCTAAAGTCTGTTCACCTCCAATCATTTCCATTGCTTCTTGAATAACTTCATCAATATCCATTGAGAAGTTATATGTGCCTGACGTAGACATTACTTACCTTTCTTACGGCCAGCAGCAGCCATTGAAGCCATCTTCTTTGCACCATATTTCTTACGACCAATATAAGCAGCTAGTGCTTTAGGATCTTTAACACCTTTAGCTGCCAGTGCTTTTGTAGTCTGCTCAAAACGCTTACCTGAACCAAGCTTAGGTTTCTTTTTCATTGGTGCTTTCATGATTTGCTGTCCTATACTAGATCTGTTAATAGCCATATTATTTCCTCTTTAAACCACGAACATATTTTTGTGATTTAGGTGGTGCTTTCTTTGATCCTGAAGGACCAGCCCAAAAGAATTTATCAGCCCAATAAGCTGCACTTTCTTTACCCTTTGCAATATTTTTAGCATGTCTAGCTTTAAATGACTTTCTAGCCTCCGGTGAATAATTGTGTCCCATATTCTGATCACCAAAACGAATAATTTTGGTATTCCCTGATGAAGTCTTGACTGCGACAATCCCTTTCTTTGTTGGATGATCTGGAGTACGTTTAGGCTTATTCAGACCACTCAGACCGTAACGCTTTAGTTTACTGTCTGAGGGAGATACAGGACCACCTCCCTTCATTCGTTTACTTTGAGACAATGCAATTGCTACTGCTTGCTTTGCAGGACGGCCTTCCTTGCGAAGCATACGGATATTCTCACTTACTACCTTTTGAGAACTACCCTTTTTTAGAGGCATTATTTACCCCGTTTCATAGCCTTACCAAAACCACGCATGGCCTTACCAACACCACGCATACCTACCTTGCCACCGGATTTAAGTGGTTTTGCAGAAGTAAAAGATTTATCATATACAACAGGTTTACCATAGTTAATATATGCACCTCCCCTAGCTTTACCTGTGCCACGGTTAGTTGCTTTACCAACTTTACCACCTTTCATACGATAAACCATGCCTCCATGCTTTTTATCTTCACGATCTGAAGGATAGTCATATTCTACAGTACCTTTACCTTTACCACCAGCAATTGCATCTGCTACATCTTGCCAGAAACCACCTTCAGGTTTTGCAATACCCTTTTCTTCAGCTTCTGCACGGGTCATACCGGGCTTACCTTCTTCAACTGGTGCTGGTTCACGTTTGGCTGGTTTAGTTTCAACTGGTTTATTTTTTTTACCTACACCCATTTCTTCTTCAAAGTCTTTACCCTCTGGTGTCCTTGCTTCTTTTTTAGGCTTTTCAGTATCTTTACCTTTATCACTTAAAGCAGCAGCAGTAGTAAGAGCAGTAATACCAGCAGCACCAGCAGCACGGCCAGCACCCGCTGTTGATTTATTAGGAGATTTTTTTGTGAATTGTTTATAAGCTAATTCCCGTGCTTCTTTTTCTGTTGCTTTTTTTGCAGCTTCATCTGCTGCTTTTTTTGCAGCTTCATCTGTTGCTTTTTTTGCAGTTCCGTCTGCTGCTTTTTTTGCAGCTTCGTCTGCCCACTTTTTTTCCGCAGCTTTTAAATCAGGACCAGTTCCACTAGTTAAAGCTTCTTTTCGCTGACGTTCAAGAATATCAGTTACTTGTTTACTCGGCTTATATGGTGCTGGCTTAGGAGTAGCAGCGGCTTTAGCTTCAGCCTGAGAAGCTTCTGCTAAAGCACTTTCAGATGCCTGTCTACTTTTAGCGGCTTTTGCAGCCGCATTTTCAGCAGCTTTTTTAGAAGCATACTTTTTACCAGCATACTCCCATACACCTTTTATACCTTGTTTAACCATGCCCATTCTCCCTAATGTAGCTAAATCAAGTGCAAGACTTAAATTATCTAAAGCTTTTTTACCTTCCGGTGTATCTGAAGCTACATTTCTTGCCTTTGATGTTTCTGCTAGTTGTTTTGATGTTTGTCTAAATCTTTTTTGTGGACTAGTATATTCTACCATTTGAGTTGATTGTCCCGTATCACCAAATTGCTTCATTGCTTTACTTACATAATTCTGTGTTTCTTTTGGTAGTTTAGAAATATCACCACCAACTTTTTCTACTGCCCCCGGTCCCGCATTATAAGCAGCTAAAGCTAAAGGAACAGTGCCAAATTTATTATACATTGCATTAAAGTAATCTTTACCAAAGCGAACATTTTCTTCTGGAGATTGATCACGAAGAGGTGTTACACCATATCCCGGTTGCCTACCAGTTTTTGGCATAATTTGCATTAAACCTCTTGCACCTTTAGAACTTACAGCATTTGGATTATTGCTGCTTTCAATTTCTTGAATAATTCTATAAAGTCTAGGATCAATGGGCGGCATTATATTAGCAACCTGATTTACCATATTTCATTACAGAACCGCCGCCTTTCATAGCAGCACCACAACCACGACCTACTTTACCACCATGAGCCATATTCTTTTTATGAGCAGAGTCTTTCATAGTCTTACCATCTGGCATTTTATGATAACCCTTTCCTACCTTACCACCCTTAGCCATTTTTTCGCTAGGATCATAATCTTTTAAGTCTTCTCTAGCTTTTTCTTTCTGTTCTTCTGTAGCATTTTTAAGAGTTTTTTTTGCTCTAGCCGTGTCTGATCCGGGCGGATCTAAAAGTATTCCCATT